CCGTTCATAATCATGAGATTGCCGCGCCGGAACCCCCGGCGCCAGCGGTAGAATCGGCTGTGTTCGATTCAAGGCCTGCACCTGGCTTTTCTCGTCCACACAGAGGACGATGGCCATAAGCCGGGTGCTCCAGTGCGTGCTGTTGGCGGGCATGGATTCCAAGGTCTTCGTGACGACATCCTCGACTTGCGCATCCTTGATCGACCGTGGAGCACCGGGCCGCGGCTCCTCCAACAAGCCTTCGAGCCGGTTTACCCGAAAGCGTTCGCGCCATTTACAAACCGTAGCTCCGGTGATCTGTAGCCTGTTCTGCGGGTTGATCAATACCCCATAGAATAGATTCGTTAAAAATGTTTTTCAGATATCCAGCAAGCGGGGCTGGATCAGAATCGCCAAGGCATTTCAAAAACTCGCCATGATGTGCCCGCTCGATCTGTTGCCAGAGCGAGTTTTTGTTACCGCCGTTCTCCAAAAGCGCATTCCGGTATGCGGCCTGAATTCGTGACGCGATCTGCGTGTTCGGGGCGGGTTGACCGCGGCTGGTGCCTAATTGAAGCTGGCCCACGCCATCTGGGGTGGCATGACCGCGCAAAGACTGGAAGATCCGCATTGACTCCAACCCACTTCTGTCGAGGGATGGAGGCACTAGAACCATCAACCGCCGTCTATTTCATGCGGCCGTCGTGCGTGAATTCCGCACCTTTTACCAATCATTGCGAAACGTTGATAGCCCTGCTTGTGAGGCGTTCTTAAGGAGAATGGATGCTATGGCTGGTTTGCCTTTTAAACCGTTGCAGTTGTATTTCGCATACGGGTCCAACCTTCTGGAAGAGGAATTCCGGCGAACGGCCCCTGGAGCCGCGGTTTACACCCGGGCCTTCCTTCCTAAATATCGGTTGGCATTTACGAAGCACAGCATCACATGGCAAGCAGACGCTGCCACCATCATCCCCGACGACCTCGGAGTCGTATGGGGTCTTGTTTACCGGATAGGGAATCAGGATTTGGAATCCCTCCGAAAGCGAGAGGGCGGGTATCGGGAATGCGAGATAACCGTGCATCCTGATTCCGCTGCACCGATCAAAACTCTGACGTTCATTGCTGAGGAGATGTGTCCGAAACGATGCGGGCCGTCTGTGAAATACTTGGAGATCATTATTCAAGGCGCTGCTGAAAAGAAGCTGCCAGAAGCATACTGCGCGTATTTAAGGGATCTCCTGATGGGAATCAACAAACCGAGCGTTCCCACGGAACCGCCGGCCTGAAGCAAAGCGCCTAAATCTCCAGCTTGAAGCGCACCTGGTTCCTGGGCCGCGCGACCGGCGCGCGGTGCGTCTGCGGCTTCTGATCCGGCGAGGGAGGCGCTGCACGGCGCTCCCATTTTGGCCATTCCGGAGTTGACCGGCCAGACCCGAACGCCGCGCTTCAGCCTGGCGCCCATCGGCCCGACATCCACCGGCGAGGCGGCGCCAAGCAGCGCCGGCGCCCGCGAATCGCCTTTGATCACGAGCACGCGGCCGCCCTGCCGCCGCGCCCATTGGTAAACCTCGATCGTCGCGAAGCCCGAATCCACGGCGAGTTGCAGGATAGGCAACTCTAGGCCGGATGTCGTGGGGAACGTCTCACTCAGCAGCGCCGTGACTTTCTCCCATACTTGCGGCCGCGAGGTGTCGCCTTCCAACACCCGGTAGTCGACCGACCACGATTCCTTGCCGCGCCCCCACGCCACGACTTCGACTTCGATGCGATCCTTCTGAACGTCCGCACCCGCCGTCAGCAGTACGCCGCCGCGCGGCACCACGCCGATCTTGTACGGCTCCCGCCGGTCGTAGAGCTTTTGCCACTCCGGAGCCTCGCCGAGCAGCGTCCACGTTTCACCCAGCACGGTGTTGACGAAGACCTGGAGCAGCGCCGGATTCTTCTGCGCCTGCTCGAACTGCTTGGCCGCATCGGACCACGCGAACCAGCCGACCGGCGAATACAGGCTGGAAAGGTGGAAGCCGGCGGTCTTGCCATCGCCTGCCGCGCTGGGCCTCCACTCGCCGCGCGCGAGCATCGATTGCTTGTGGTGATTCTGGATCTCCTGCCCGCAATGCTCGCAGACGTAAACTGCTCTTTCCGTCTGCCCCTTCGGCCACCGCAGCTGCGCAAACTTCAGCGTCTGGAACTCGCGGCAGACTGGACACGGCACCCAGTACAAACGCTTGTCGCTTTCCTCATACGCCGCCTCAATCCGCGACATGCCCGTGATCTTCGGCGTCGACACCAGGAAGATCTTGCGGCGCGCGAAAGTCCGGGTGCGCGCGGCCGCCAGATTGACCGGGTCGCCCTCGCCTTCCACATCGCCCGGATATCCGTCCACTTCATCCAGGAACAGATACCGCGCCGCCATCGAGCGCAGCCCGACCGCCGAGTTCGCGCCCGTCATCACCAGCACACCGCCGGCGAACTCTTTCGAGAGAACCGTATTCCCGGAGTCGCGCGACCGCGGGTCGCTCACCAATGCCCGCAACACCTCCGACTCCTCGATCAGCGGATCGATGCGCTGCTTCGAGTTGCGCTTGGCCATCTCGACGGTGGGCTGCACGGCCATCATCGGCCCCGGCGCCTGGTGAATCACGTAGCCGATCCAGTTGTTGCCGCACTCGGTGTTGTGCGTCGGCGCCATCGCCCGGCCAGCCAGATAAAGGTGCGATGGGGAATCCACTTCGATGCAACGGACCGGGACAGATGGAACCTGTTCGATCGATACGATGCGCCGCCGGAAGGTTTCGGTGGGCCGGCAGCCGTCATCGAGGCGTTTCTGCCGCTCTTGCTTTCTTGCCAGCCTGAATACCGGCAGATCGGAGTAGGCCAGAAACGAGATTCGATAGTGGGGCTTCGGATAGCAACGCTTCCCGGCCGGGCGATCCGTCATGCTCACCGCCGCCTTCATGCCGAGTGAAACAATGAGTTCGTAGACGCCATCTCTCAGCGCCTTACTGGCCGTGCTGAACTCGCATCTGCCCCGCTTCGTACAATGCCCATCGGTGTCCATCAAGCCTTGCAGCAGCGCGAGCCGTTGCGAAATGGAGGCGCGCAAATAGATGGCGGGGATATGCTTATTGCCGGCGAGATCGAGGCTTCGCAGGCGCGCCATGAAGGATGGAGCTTCCGCATTCTCTACTGCTACGAACTGCCCGGCCTCATTCCTTGCCGGAGCCCGGCCCGGATCAACGAGAATGTTGGCGGCTTTTCCTTTGCGCCACCAGGGCAATCGATACTCAATATCGAAGCCGCAATTCTTCAGAAGTTCTGAAAACTCGGTGTCCTTCTCATGAACCGTGATGTGGTTCATCGCTGACGCGCCGTTGCCCAGCCAAACGCCGAGCAGATAGGGATCCAGCGGCAAATCGGCCGGGGGGTTGACAGCGGCCCCGCCACATCGATGGCAAAGCGATTTCTGACGCCACGAACCTTGTGCCTGGGGAACATCTCGCTGGTCGTCGCCTTAATTAGGCTGCGTTTGCCTGCTCCGAGGTCGTCCCAAACGATCCACCGGTGCTCAGCATCACAGATGAACTCGGCCCCATCGCTCAATCGAAGCCGAAAACAGGGGCGCCCCGTGAAGATGGGTGATACGGACCGCACAACGCACGGCTGCCCGTTTTCATCGAACAGTCTGTCGCCAACCTGCACCTGGCCCATGGTCGTCCAGCCGAAAAGTGTTGGCAGGGGCGTATCGAGAGCCAGTGGCCCCCCGATCTGGGCCCCTTTCATGAACACCACGCGCTCGATGGGCGACGACGGCGAGAGGCAATCCATGATCTCCCGCAGATACGGCGTGCGCTCCGTGCGCCACGGCCCCGATTCAGCCGAGGCCCGCTGCGACAGCATGCGGTATTTGTCGGCCCACTGCGAGATGGTGAGCAGAGGATCCGGCCGCGCGCCGGCCGCCGCCGCTGCCGAGTAGATCTCTTCAGCCGTTGGAGTCTGCAAATTCATTCAGCGCTCTGCGAACTTCGGTCGCGAGGACTTCGTAGCACTTCGCGGCTTCGCTTTCGGCGGCCACCACCGCCGCGACTCGATCCGGAATGTTCAGCATGTGATCCCGGAACTGCCGGAACTTGTTGAACGCCGCGACCTTCACCTCGTCTTTCGGAATCAGGGCGCCGATTCGCTCCTGATATTCCAACTGCGCGAGTTTCGCTCGAAAGTGCTCGTAGACAGTGCGGGCCTTGGTATACTGCGACGCGCCGAACACCGGACTTTCGTCCTCTTCGTCGTTGCGCTTGACTGGGGCCACACCCCGCCTCGTGTTCTGCTCCCATTCGACGTCCGCCTGTTCGGAATCGATGCGGCCATCCGGTTGGGTGGAGATCCGTCCGGTCTTGATGGCTTTCTGAACCGCCGATAGCTCCACGCCGCGATGACGCGCGTAAGCCCGCAGGCTCATGATCGCCACGCATTCGCCTCCCGATGATTCGCCGCCGGGCCGGTCATAATTCCCTTGCCTTTCCGCCGCACCCGAGTGATGAATCAGGTGCTCCCGAACGGAGCGAGAAAGGAAGCAGAACAACCATGACGAACACAGAAACCACCGGCAAAGCCGCCGCCGTTGCCGAACAGGGCGCGGAAACTGCCAAGAAAGGGGCCAGGAAAAGCGCCAAGGCCGCCGCGCCCGCCAAGGACAAGGCCGGCAAAAAGGCCGCCAAGCCCGAACGCGCTGCCAGGGCCGCCGCCCCGCGCACCGAAAGCAAGGGCGCCAAGATCCTGGAAATGATCGGACGCCCGAAGGGCGCGACTCTCACCGAGATCATGAAGGCCACGGACTGGCAGGCGCACAGCGTGCGCGGGTTCATCAGCACCGCCGGCAAAAAGCACAACGTCAAGATCGAGTCCTCGAAGAACGAGGCCCGCGACCGCGTCTATAGCATCGCCAGGTGAGCCCGGTCATGATGATCGAATGGGAAGACCACGGGGAGGAGGAGCGCAGGCTCCTTCTCCAGCATTTGGATCGCATGAAGCCGCAGCCTGCCACGTCCCTGGCACCGGCCCCGAAGCCCAACTGGTTCTGGCGTCTCGCCGGCCGCATCTACCTCGCCTACCTTCGCCGCCGTCACAGAAGAAATCTTTAGTCCTTCCTTCCCGCCGCCGGCGTCAATCACCGGCGGTTCTCTCCTCCAGCCGCTCCGACAAAGCTTCAATCCGCGCCTTGAGCGCCTCCTCCCGAACAGCCGCCTCCGAAGTTCTTAAATAGGTGCCGTTAATGCGAAGGAAGATTCGGTTCTCGAGCTCGGCGAGTTCCTTGCGCACCTCCGCGAGCAGCGCCCGATTCTGAAGGCTGGCATAGGTGGCGATCAGTCCGGAAACCAGACCTACGCCAGGAACGAGCACTTGCAGCATGGGATCGTTCAATGCCGTTCACTCTCAAGAATCTTTAGCTCGGCCGACCAGTCGGCCAGTGCGAGGCAAAGTCCCGCAATGTCCGCGTGTCCGGCCAGCAGCAGCGCTTCCGCGGCTGCGATTTCCGCGCGGCATCGCTCGACTTCACGCTGCCACTTCGCTTCTTGCTCCTGCGACCTCGCGGTAACTTCTGCCGTCTGATTCAAGCTTCGCCTCCCGCCCGGAGTAGGCCTGCCAACGGCGGACGATGACGTCGCAGTACCGCGGCTCCAGTTCGATCAGCCGCGCCTGCCGTCCGGACTTCTCGCAGGCGATTACCGTCGTGCCCGATCCGCCGAATGGATCAAGGATGGTGTCGCGCGACTTGCTGCTATTGCGGATTGCGCGCTCGACCAACTCCACCGGCTTCATCGTCGGATGCTCCTGGCTACTCGTCGGCCGCTTGATGAACCAGATATCGCCCTGGTCCCGTGCGCCGCACCAGAAGTGATCCACGCCCTTGCGCCAGCCGTACAGGATCGGTTTGGACTTGTCCCCTAAATTGAGACAAACAGTTAAGAGTCGAATTTCATCGAATGGAGAATTCTACTCATGTCGTTGTCTCGAAGGAAGTTCACGAAGGAAG